CAAGTTACTCTGGCGACTGCTCAGAAAACTATAGCAACCACTAAGGCTACTGAGTCAGCAGCAAGTGCCACCGCATCTGCCAACTCTGCCGCAGCCGCAGCCGCAAGCTTTGACTCGTTTGACGATAAATATCTTGGTGCTAAAGCATCTGAACCATCAACTAATAATGATGGTGACGCTCTTGTAGCTGGCAACCTGTACTTTCTAACTGGCACAGGTATGCAAGTCTACGATGGAGCCGCTTGGATAGCAGCTAGTTCTAGTGGCAACGTGTCTCTGTACTCTTACGAATACATTGCCACCGCAGGGCAGACAAGCTTCTCAGGCGCAGATGTTAATGGTCAGACTCTAAGCTATACAGCGAATAACATTCATGTGACCTATGGTGGCTTGGACATTCCCAAAGCTGACTATGTGGCGACAAACGGAACGACTGTTGTCTTAGACGATGGGGCTGTGGTCGGTACGATTGTACGCATAGTTGCTTTCCAAAGCTTTGTCGTAGCTAACACCTACACGCAAGCACAAGCTGACGCACGTTATAAAGCGATTGGTGCGAGTGAAGGTGGGCCTAGCTTGGGCCTCAATTCCATTATTAGGACTAACGCCCAAGTCATCAACGAGGACATAACAATTCCTGCTAACACTAACGGAAGTACCATAGGCGATATTACTGTAAATGCGGGAAAAACCGTGACAGTAAGTAGCGGCTCAACATGGGTGATTATCTAATGAGTTTAATCAAAGCAAACGATTTAACAAACGTCACAGGTGGCATACCTACTGTGAAGTCACAGCAGTTAATACCTACGGCTTGGGTGAATTTTAATGGCACAGGTACAGTGGCAATCCGAGATTCTGAAAACGTATCTAGTATCACAGACAATGCGGTAGGTCGGTACACAGTTAACTTTGCAACGAATATGGCTAACACCAACTATGCCACATTGTTAACCAACAATGACCAATACTATGGTGGTATTGCTTATTTGAATAGCACTACTGGTAATGTTACGACAAGCGGTATTTTTATTAGGTCAAAAGGAAATGGAAACTCTACTGAAGATGTTGATTATGACGCTGCAACTTATAATGTATTAGTAATGGGAGGCCAAGCATAATGTCAACAATCAAAGCAAACACCCTCCTGCACTCAGACGGAACCACAACGACTCAGCCGAGCATACCAGCGTTAGACCAGCGTATGGCTAAGGCTTGGGTTAACTTTAATGGCACGGGAACTATAGCAATTCGTAGCAGTTATGGTGTCAGTTCAATCGCAGACGTTTCAACAGGAAAATATACAGTAAACTTTTCAACTAATATGCCAAATGTTAATTATGCAACAGTAGCTTCTTACGGGGGCCATGAACCATCTGGGGGGCAGGGCGTTAGAACGCCTTTTAATACAGGTGACCAATTAGTTGGCTCTACAAATATGAATGTTGGAAATCAAAATAGTGATTCTCCCGTCATGTCAGTAGTTATATTTTCAACATAAGGAACAAACCAATGAAGATAATTTACCAAGAAGCAGACGGAAATGTTTGCGTAATAACACCAGCAGCGAACTGTCCACTTACTGACGCACAGACTGCTTTGAAAGACGTACCAACGGGATTGAAGTTTAAGATTGTCGCTGACGATGTTGTACCTTCAGACCGCACATTTCGTAACGCTTGGGCAGTGGATGAGGCTACGTTGACTGATGGAGTGGGTGACTAATGGCTACAGTAATACGAGGAAGTGATAACTTTGATAGTGCTGATGCGGGTAAGGTGTTGCAAGTAGGTAACTTTCAGACAGGTGCAGTGGCAACGGGTACAACTGTTCTGCCCTATGACGATACTATCCCTCAAATTACTGAAGGGAATGAGTATATGACTCTTAACTTCACGCCTACAAACGCCAGCAGTACATTGATAATTGAAGTAATTTGTCAGGCAAACAGTAACCTTGCAAACGGCAATGCTTATTCCACTGCATTATTTGAGGGGACTACAGCAAATGCACTTGCTGCAATAGGTGCAATTAATTTTCAAGGATATGTAAAGCCAGCAGTATTAACACACAAAATGACCGCAGGTACTACAAACCAGCTTACCTTTAGAGTTAGAGCGGGGGCTGGCACAACAGGCACAACCACTTTCAATGGACACGAAGAGGGCAATCGTAGATTTGGTGGCGTTATGGCTTCGTCAATAACAGTTACGGAGGTGGCAGCATGAACATAGGTGCAGTCATTGGTTGGAAATTTAACAACCAACAAGGTATGAGTACAAAGGGCAATGAAATCACAGAGTTTCCTAATGGCATACCAACACAAGCAGACCAAGATTTGTGGACTTCTGAATATGAAGCACACTTAGCCTCTACTGAATATTCACGCCAACGCAAGGCCAAGTATGACTTACTCAACCAAGATGAGATGCGCTATGACGACCTCATCAACTCAACAACTACATGGCAAGATGCTATCGCTGCCATCAAAACGGAGTACCCGAAATGATTACAGTTGACATGACAAAAGCCAAAGTCATCGCACATGACGCTCGTAGAGCAGCACGAAACGCAGCCTTTGCACCCTTAGACATTAAGGCAACCATCCCTGCGGAGAGTGAAGCAGCAGAGGCAGCAAGGGCAACCATCCGTACCAACGATGCAGCATTGCAAGTAAGCATGGATGCAGCCAGTGATGCGGATGCGTTGAAGGCTTTGATGCCAGCAGGAGAGTAGACGATGACAAAAAGTGCAACAAGAGAAGCGGCTGACTCAGTAGATTTACCTCTAACTGGCGGCACTATGACGGGTGACACTGCTCATGGTGATAATGTCAAAGCTAAGTTTGGTACGGGGAACGACTTAAATATTTACCACGATGGTAGTGACAGTTACATTAAAGATGATGGAACTGGCTCCCTATGGGTAGCAAGCAACGAGTTTAGAGTTGCAAACGCTGGTGTCACTGAAAATATGATAATTGCCACAGAAAATGCGGCAGTGAAATTGTATCACAACAACGCATTAAAGCTAGAAACCACAGCCACAGGTGTTGCCGTAACTGGTGGTGTTGCTTTAGGCGGCACAGCAGCAGCCAATACGCTTGACGATTATGAAGAGGGTACTTTTACTCCAGCAGGGACAGGGATAAACACTGGAACAAGTGTGGGTTATTACACAAAGGTTGGTAACGTCTGTCATACCCAAATGTGGATTCATGCAAATGGCTCTACTGATGGAACTATAACGGGTCTACCCTTTACCCAAGGTCATGGCAGCAGCAATGCTATTGCAGCAGGAACCATAGCTTATCAAAACGGCAGTGTTACAGGGATTGTAAGTGCTGGTCAAAATACAAGCATATCAATGTACAACGGCACTTCAACAGGGTCATTGGCGAGTGGGAATCAAATACACTGTGCCATGACGTACAGAACAACTTAAACAATTATCTAGCATGGAACTGCTAGTGGAGAAATAACATGGCATTAACTAAAGTAATAACTCAAGACAAGATCGAAATAGTAGGCGAGTTTAAGTCAGTTCAAGTTCGTACCTGCACTAAGGTGCTAGAGGATGGTGTAGAAATATCCAGTGGCTTCCATCGTCACGTTGTTAGCGCAGGGGACGACTACTCAGCAGAGAGTGCAGAAGTCCAAGCGATATGTGCAGCAGTACATACCGATGCTGTAGTGGCTGCTTACGCTGCTCATGTAGCTTCCGCATTACCATCAGGAGAATAACTATGCCACAAGGCAAAGGTACTTATGGGACTACGAAAGGCCGTCCCCCAGCAAAACCTACTAAGAAACCAAAGAAGAATAAGTAGATGTGGTCAATAATATTGGCAACAATGTTATCTAATTCTGAACCCCAAATACCTATTATCGTAGCAAGTTACAATTCCCTTGATAACTGTAGATACGAACTATTACGCATAGGTAAGATGAAAGGTTACAGTCTTGTAACTAGCCCAATGGTTGGGTACTCGGTAGTAAAAGTAGAAGACAACAAAACTTCTACAGCGTTCTGCGCTAGAAATATGCAGTCCATATAAGATGTGGTCTAGCCCAACAGGGCTTCCTTTGGTACATCAATCAACTTCTCTTCTCCCTGAAGGAAAGGCTTTACTCATAGAGCCAACGGTGTCC